ACGCCCGCATCACGCACGATTCCGGCCTTGGCGAACATCGGCGCCGCAGTCTCGACGTAGCCGATGGCTGTGAGATGGCCGAAAGCAGCGCGCAACCAGTCGATCGCTGCCGCCTCTTGTGCGAGCAGCGTACCGCCTTCCGACGACGGCAGCGCCACGACCGTGCGCAGGTTTGCGCACGAAGGCCCGCCGTTATTGGGCTTCTCTGCGCACCTGCTAGGCCGCGGAGAATGTTGGGTCTGAGGGCACTGGCGGCGCGAAAAGGATTCGAACCGATAGTACGGTTCGGCGTTCGTTGACACGTTGGGGACTGAATCGAAGAAAAACCATTCCTGATCCATCATTCCGTCGCCTCTGGGCTGGCGGATCAAGCGGGTGTCCCGAAGGACGTCCGAAATATGGACACCGGGTCGAAGCGGGGCGAGGCTGAGGAAGAGGAAGTCGGAGAGGACGAGTTAGTCATGGCAAGGGCGGAGCCACTTCGGCGGCTCTGCAATTGCCCTAGGTGCGTTTGTGCACGGCACGCTTTCTCGCCCCGCGAGCCGTCAAAGATAATCATCTTCGAGTTGGGCGATGGGGGCTCCCGGGAACAACGGCTTCTTGGGCTCATTGAGCAGGAAGTCTTCGAGGTCACCTTGATCCGGCTGCGGTGGCGTCTCGCGCTCCGCTTCGAGCCTCATCCAATGCACTTCGGAGAACCCGTACACGCCGTACTTCAGCGCGGCACCAGTCGCCTGGATGATCGTGTCGAGCGCTTCGTTGTCCTGCTTGTCGTCCTTTTCCCACGCGAAGATTTCGAAGCCGTGCCGCTTTTTTGCGACGCGCCGCTCGGCGGTCAGCTCGCGAAAATATTCATCATCGAGGCCGGATGGCAGCGCCACATAGCCGGGCTCGAGCGGATCGTCCTTCGCAAGATCTCGGTAGAGCGCCATCTTAAGATTCGAGACGCCGAGATTGTAGAAGCGGCTGGAGTATTTCAGCAGCATACCGGTGCGCTCGTTACGTTCGCGTCGCACCAGGGCGAGCCGCGGCACGCCATCTTCGCCTCGGCCGCGCACCATGATCACTTTCGATGCCGGATGCCTCCTCACCCAGCCCCACACATCCTCCGTGTACGCGTTGCCGTCGATCGCCGTCATGTTCAGACCGAGCTGGCGCCCAACCGAGTTTTTCCATTTTCTGGCGAGCAGAGCGTCGAGATTCTGCTGGCAATCAAGATTAGAGATGTGGTTCGGGATAATTCCGTAATCGACGACATAGCGGCGGTACTCTTTGCCGAACCCGACCAGTTGCCATTCGACGGCACGCGATCGGTTGTCGGCTTGTGCCTCCGGATCCCCGGCGGCGTTCATTTCCCATTTTGAGAGATCGTCCTGACACTGAAACTGAATGGTGACCTGCGAGAGCGACGCCGGCGAGTTCGCGCCAGTGATCAGCAGCGACGTAAGACCGTCGCGACGTTCTTTGAACAGGACTGCATCGGCGCCATCGCGGCTGCGCTGCGGAAACAAATCACGCACCGCCGCGGTCGATCGCATCAACGGTGCGAGCTTCATGCGCGACCAACGACGCGCATTCTCGTCGGTCGGATGCGCGTAGAGGAAGGCCCCGCGGCCCAACACCAGGGATCCGCACGTGAAGATGCCGGCGATCGTCGTCTTGCCGATCTGCGCCGAGCCTATCAACGAAACGTAGCGGCACGGATCATCGGGACTTAGCGCGCGAAGAATTTCGTCGAAGTAGGGGAAGAGCCCGCGATTGTACGGACCTTGGAACGAGCCCTCGCCGATCGTGACGTTCTGTTCCGCCCAGGCGAGATAGTCGATCGGCGACGAGACATCGAATGCCGACGCCATCGCCTCCATTGCAAGGCGTTCAACGTTTGTGAGCTGGACGCCCATCACTGCTCCCCTGGGCGTTGATCTGACGGACCCGCGGTGTCGTCGTCGACGAACGCGGGCAGGTCCGCGGCCGCGCCGCGAAATGCCGACGCCGCGCGTTGGCGCAGCGATCGAAACTCGGTGCGCAACGCGTGGAGCACGTCGCGCGCCGACAAGTTGAAACGGTTGGCGAGCGCCGTTGCCAGTTCCGGCAAGCCCGCCTCGATCGTCGCGACTGTCTGGCCGGCGACGCTGCCGAGTTTCTGCTGCACGGCGGCAGTCAGGGTGTAGCGACCCGTGCGCGCGGCAGCTTCCTCAGCTGCCCTCGCGTTTCGCAACTGAAGCTCTGTGAGCCTCTCTCGCCGGAGTGCAGAAACCTCAGCGTCATCGCCGCCGCTGTTCGCCGCCCCAGGCGCGATCGGATGCACCTGTGCTTCCTGCTGCCCCACGTCGAGCCGTTGTGCGAGATCGCGATCAGCCTGCTCAACCCAAATTTTAGCGCGGTTGCCAGAACCGATCAGCGCGGCCGATGTGATGCGGCCGGAGCTGATCCAGTTGCTGAGCGCGGAGGGCTTGCGGTTCTTCATCGCCGCGTATTCGCGTTTGGTCACGATCGTGCGCACGATGCAACCGCCGCGCGTGCCTGATGAAGTTCAGCCATCAAATTCAGCCCTCCGGTCGCAAATTCAGACCTCGAATACCCTCTGAAACTGGACCTCCTCTGGTACCTGCCGACCTCGCGTAGGGTGCCACAGCCTCCGAGGACCCATTTGCATGGGACCGAAATCTGTTTTCTTCGTCGGATAGCTTCTTCCTGTTCTTCGCGGTGTTCACCAAATTCGGCGGACTGGACCCTATTGGCCGATGTCCTGACGGACCGCGCTTGATCCAAGTCAGCCACTCGGCGGAGATGACGTGCAGAATGTTGGTGAGACTCTTGCGCCCCCGCTGCGGACGTTCCGTAATCTTGAGATGAGAGAGGCGGCGCGCCTCATGCAAGGTGGTCTGCACCGTGGTGCGGCACACGCCAGCGAGGGCGGCGATCTTGTCGATCAGCAGGTCGCAGAAGCGACGCTGCTTTATCTCTCCGGCAATAATGGCGAGTACCGCACGTTGGCCTTCCGTGTAGTGCTGACGGAGCTGAGGCGGCAGCGATGAGGAGCCGCCGAGCATTCGGCGACGGTCGCGTGATGCCTCGCGGTCGCGCCGACGCGGTCGCTGACGCGGCGTGAACCGGCTTGCACATCCTAAGATCTTGTTGATCGGTCGCGCCGATGCACGCCCCGCGGCAGGCCTTTGCCGATCGACACAGCTTTGGAGGAAGGCAGCGTCTTCCTCAGCGATAAGACCGTCGGCGTAGTCACGCCATAGGCTGCGAACGGCCTGGTCGAGTTGGCCGGACGTCGTTGCCGCGATGATCGCAGCGTGGACTCCGTCGGCCGCAGACGTGGCGAAGTTGCGGAGGGCGCTCATCGTGTGCCCCCATCCGCTTGCTCTGAGGGCGCGAGATCGGACGACAATAACTCACCAAAGAATTGCCGGCGTGCCGTCGCGCTTGATGAGGACCAAAGTTCGCGCAGGAGCTGTACCTCAGCCGCGATCCGAGCCTTTCGCTGAGCCATTCCAACTTTTGTCCGCTCGCTGACGAGTTGACGAACCGCTGGATCCGCCATGGCCCGGCGGACGTTTGCTGAAATGAGGGAGCGCACGTGGGCCGGATGCGGTGTGTGGCTCATCGATCGCCCCCGATCAATGCGCAGATGGCGACCGTTGCCAGCTTTAGGGAGTCGAACTGACCGAGGCGTTCGTTAGTGGGCCAGGAATACGCGGTGTAAACCTTCCCATTCTGGTCGATCCGACCGAGCATGGTGCGGCCGTCATGCAAAGCCAACGAATGCTGTTCCGGCTCTTGCGCGGTCGTTAGGGTGGTCTTGATCTCCGCACGTGACTTCTTGGCTTTGCTATCGGCCGCGATAGGGGTATGGGGGCAATCCGGCGCGGAGCCGAACAGCCCAAGCTCAGTCGATTGAGCGGGTGCGGGGAAGACCTTCATGACTTGCCCCGATGGGCGAAACTGGCGATAATTTCGAAGTACCGCGTTCTGACGGCGCCCAATAGCCGTTTGGCTCCAATGAGCGAGTTAGGGGGTGTTTTGTCAGAAAGGGCGTTGACATTGCTTGTGGCCCGGACGCCTTCCAAGCTGATGACGAGGGTTCGATTCCCTTCACCCGCTCCAGCGTTTCCGACACCGGGCTGATCC